TGCACGGTGCAGGATGTCGCCATGCACAGTCATTGCGCGCCACAAGCGCAAGCCCTGATCTTTCCTGATCCAGCCGACGACCTTGCCGAAATAGGTCAAGGTCATGGTGCCGTCGTCTTCGCGTTTGATTTCTACGGGGTTGTTCATCTCATGTCCTCCAATGCTGTTTCAGATGTTTGTAGCGGCATGTGCTTGCGCTCAAGAACTTTGCGTCCGGCTTCTGCCGCCTCATGGGCGAAGATCGCTGCCTCAAAAGCGTCGAGGAAGGCGTAAGACAAATCCCCCGTAGGGGAAATGTCGTCTGTGACCTTGATGATTGTGACGATCAAGCTCATTCCGCTGCCTCCTTGCACGCGTCAAACAGAAGGTCGGTCCACTTCTGGTCGGCATAGATAGCCTTGGTGAAATTATCGAACATCCAATCGCCAGCCTTGAAGATCTTGAACTTGCTGCCCTCAGAGAAGCAGATGCTGTCGATGTCGATGACACCCTCAGTTTCGTCCCACACTTCCAGCGACAATGAAACTTCGTAGAAGATGACGCCCGGCAGGAAGTCGGGGAAAGTTGCCTCGTCAATGACGTAAGTGCAAGCGGCGAGGGCGGGGATCTTGGTGTCGGGGTTGAACATGTTGTATCCTTTGGGTTGGTCGGTCTGGGCCGATGAATTGATCTTAGTGGAACTTATTTCTGGATGCAACAGGAAAATGTTACATCCAGAAATTATTTCTAGTTAGATCGAAACCACAGTCAAGTTTGGCTTGATGCGGAGGGTCTCGACCAGCGTCACCTTGGTGCAAGCGGCGATTTGGTCGGCGGTCAGGAACTCTTTAGCCGCCTTGGTGTCGAGCGTTGAACGCTCTGAGAGGCAGAATTCGACGATCGCGCGCTCGCCTACAAGGCGCTCAACGCCAGTCTGTTTGATCTCAAAACGGACCTTCTCAAGCTCTTTGTTCAGGGCTTCGATCTCTGACTTGATGAAAGCGTAACGGTCGGCGAGAGCTGCGTGGTTGGACATGTTGGTCTCCTTGGGTTTAGTTAGTTTGTTTGGTCTGGGCCGATGAATTGACCGTACACGAACTTATTTCTGGTTGCAACAACAAAATGCAGCATCCAGAAATTATTTTTGGGGGGCTTCCATGACGAGGATCAGGTCATTCTTGGACGACCATACGCGCCCATTATAGCTGATCCAACCGCAGCTCACGCTGCCCTTTGTCAACTGCGCTGAACCCCACTTCGACCCACCAAGCCCAGAGGCATCGCGCGCGTTGCAATACGCCGCTTGCGCCTCTTCTGGCGTTGCGTAGTCGCCATTAACCGTCTTGGGGCCGTATTCCATCTTGAGGCTGATCGGGTGCGTCTTTGTCATATTGGTCTCCTTTTGGTTTAGTTAGTTTGTTTGGTCTGGGCCGATGAATTGACCTTACCGGAACTTATTTCTGGATGCAAGTACTTTCTCAAACTTTTTTGAAAAAAGTTTTGAGAGCGTAATCGACGGCTGATGTTAGCTCAATCATGTTGCGCTCATCCATAGACGGCTCCGTGCTGAACATCTCCTCATACGCCGCGAGGATATAGTGGTTCGCGTCCACAAAGTCGTGCGTGGCGTCGAAGGCGCCGTTGTACTCAGTCTCATTGCGCCTCACGATCTCGTTCCACTCGTCGGTCGTCACCGCATCTTTGATGGCGTCGGTGTAGACGGCGGCGAGGGTCTGGATCTCTGTCTGCGTCAGGGTCTGGGTCATGTTGGTCTCCGTTGGTCTTGTTAGGTAAGTAGGGGCCGAAGCCCCTATATTGTTGCGTAGGCGCGGTTACTGGCGAGGGGCCATTTCTCGACGATCGGCTCACCGTCGGCGTCCTCGTCGATGACCACATAAGCCACGGTCTTCAAGATGCGGGCGGCGCGATCGCCGTCGCAGGTGAAAACGCGAGAAGGGAAATCAGTCACTGACAGGCCGGGGCGGTCACCATCGGGGCGGGCGCTGTACTCAAAGAACACTCGCGTCTCAGCGTGATGGATCAGGCCGCTCAGGGCGGGCTGCGTCATGGCGGGGGTGTTGTAGTAGGGGGCGTAGGACATGCTGGGCTCCGGGGTTGGTTGGTCTGGGCCGATGAATTGACCTTACCGGAACTTATTTCTGGATGCAAGTGGGTTGATAACTTTTTTTGATTTTTTTTTCTGGTGCTGCTAGGTTCGCCCCAGAGGATGGGAAATGGTCGAAACAATCGCAACGGCTCTTTGCTCGTACACCGGCTCGCCCGTGTGCTCGACGCTGTGTGAGTACTGCCTCGATCAAGCTCAGTACATCCTCGATGCCGTCAATGGAGGACAACATGATAGACATAACCAACAACCAGCTCCAGTCAGTGATCGAACGAATTGAGCGGATGGAGGTCGAGAAGGCCGCAGTCGCTGAAGACATCAAGCAAATTTACTTAGAGGCCAAAGGAAACGGTTTCGACACTAAGATCATCCGCAAGATCGTCGCGCTCCGGAAGAGGACCGTCGAAGAGCGTGAAGCCGAGCGGGCGATGATTGAGCTGTACCTCGGTCAGCTCTCCGATACGCCGCTCGGGCAATATGTGTTACAGTCACCGGAATAGCCCTGCACCATCCCCAGGGCTAGAGTCCAGACGCGGGCGTCCCCCCACACTCCGTCCGCGTCTGGACGTTAAGTTAAGTTGGAGGCCGAATGACTAAAAAGAAACCGCCTGAGTTGAGGCAGCAGGACGGAGCCAAGTCGACGTATACCGTCGCCGTCGCTGAGCGTATTTGCGTCATGATCTCCAAAGGGCGGACGATCACGTCGATCTGTTCTGATGATGATATGCCGGGGTTGGATGCCGTTTATGGTTGGCTCAGGAAGCAGCCCGCGTTCGCCGAAGCCTACGCGCGCGCACGCGAGGATCAGCAGGATACGTTTGCGGCGCAGATCCTAGACATCTCGGACACAGAGACGGATCCGCAAAGGGCGCGCAACCGCATCGACGCGCGCAAGTGGCATGCGGCTAAGACCGCGCCACGCAAGTACGGCGACAAGGTCACGCAAGAGCACACTGGCGCCGACGGCGGGCCGATCACGGTCGCGTCCATGAACCTGAAGGGTCTAAGCGACGATGAGCTGCTGGTGATGCAGAAGATGCTGAGCAAGGCGGCGGCCAAGTAATGAACGCACCGCTCGACCCCAAAGCTATGCTGGAGATGGTGAACTGGGAACGCGATCGTCGGGCGGCGTCCGCGTCGCTGTACGAGTTCGTGAAGCAAAGCTGGCACGTCGTCGAGCCGGGCATTAACTTCGTGCCGTCTTGGCACATTGAGGAGATCTGCGAACACCTTGAGGCGGTCACGAGCGGCGAGATCACGCGCCTGCTAATCAACATCCCGCCCCGGCACAGCAAGTCGACGATCGTCAGCGTCATGTGGCCGATGTGGGAGTGGATCACCCAGCCCCAGCAGAAGTTCCTCTGCGCGTCGTACTCAAGCACGCTCAGCATCCGCGACAACCTCAAAGCGAGGCGCCTGATCCAGTCGCCCTGGTTTCAGGATCGCTGGGGCCATCTGTTTCACCTGGCTGGCGACCAGAACGCCAAGCAGCGATTCGAGAACAGCGAGACTGGCTACCGGATCGCGACGTCCGTCGGCGGAACGGCGACCGGCGAAGGCGGCTCCCGCCTGATCCTTGACGACCCGCACTCAGCGCAAGAGGCGCAGTCTGACGTCATGCGTGAGTCGGCGATCGAGTGGTTCAACATGGTCTGGTCGACCCGCCTGAACGATCCCAAGCGCGACGCCATGGTGATCGTCATGCAGCGCCTGCATGAGCGCGACATCAGCGGTCTGATCCTCGACGAGATGTCGGGCTGGGAGCACATCTGCATTCCGGCGGAGTGGGATGGCGTCACCCGCAGGACCAGCCTCGGCGAGTACGACCCTCGCAAGAAGAAGGGCGAGCTGATCTGCCCCGAGCGGTTCGGCGAGAAGGAGATCGCCTCGCTGAAGTCGCGGCTCGGCGCTTACGGCACGTCAGGCCAGCTCCAGCAAGATCCCGCGCCTGCTGAGGGCGGCATACTCAAGACGCAACACTTCAACATGTGGCCGTCGGGTCAGGGCTTGCCTCCGTTCGAATACATCTTGCAGTCGTACGACTGCGCCTTCACCGAGAAGACGACCGGCGATCCGACCGCGTGCACGGTCTGGGCGATCTTCACCCACAGGGGTGAGCGCAACGCGATGCTGATCGACGCATGGGACGAGCATCTGTCTTATCCAGAGCTCAGAGCGCGGGCGATCAAGGACTGGTCGACTGAGTATGGCGGCATGACCAAGGACTCGCCGCACAACCGGGCTCGAAGGCCAGACCGCATCCTGGTCGAGGCAAAGGCGTCGGGTCAGTCCCTGATTCAGGATCTCAGGCTGGCTAGGGTGCCGGTCGTCGGGTACAACCCCGGCAACGCCGACAAGGTGTCCCGCGCCCATCAGGCAGCCCCTACACTTGAATTGGGCTTGCTTTGGATCCCGGAGTCGGGCAAGAATAAAGGATTGACGGTGAGCTG